TCAGGCCTCCTCAACGTCGTGATACTCTTCGCACGCCTGCAGCGTGTTCTGGATCAGGGTGGCGACGGTCATCGGGCCAACGCCGCCGGGAACCGGGGTGATGTAGGACGCGCGTTCGGCGGCATCTTCATACACCACGTCGCCGACCACTTTGCCGCTTTCCAGACGGTTGATGCCGACATCGACCACAATCGCCCCTTCTTTAATCCACTCGCCAGGAATAAAGCCCGGTTTGCCCACCGCGACGATCAGCAGGTCGGCGTTTTCGACATGATGGCGCAGGTTTTTTGTAAAGCGGTGGGTGACGGTGGTGGTGCAGCCGGCCAGCAGCAGCTCCATGCTCATCGGGCGACCGACGATATTGGAGGCGCCAATGACCACCGCATTGAGGCCGTAGGTGTCGATATTGTAGCGTTCCAGCAAGGTCACGATACCGCGCGGAGTGCACGGACGCAGGCGCGGCGCGCGCTGGCACAGGCGGCCAACGTTGTAAGGATGGAAGCCGTCGACGTCTTTATCCGGCGCGATGCGCTCGAGAACTTTGACGTTATCGATCCCTGCCGGCAGGGGCAGCTGAACCAGAATACCGTCGATGGTCTTATCGGCATTCAGAGTGTCGATAAGCTCCAGCAGCTCGGCTTCGCTGGTGGTTTCCGGGAGATCGTAAGAGCGGGAGACGAAGCCCACTTCTTCACATGCTTTGCGCTTGCTGCCGACATAAATCTGCGAGGCCGGGTTGCTGCCGACCAGCACGACGGCCAGCCCAGGGGCGCGTTTTCCGGCCGCAACGCGAGCCTTCACTTTTTCCGCAACCTCAGAGCGTACCTGCTGCGCAATCGTTTTACCGTCAATAATTTTTGCTGCCATCAGAGAGAGGATTCCATCTGTATCTTTACGAAAGGGGGATGAGGATATTTTGTCAGAAGCGGGCCTCGCTGTCAGTCCTCGTTTGCTGTTTTATCCTGTCTGAGGCTAATTTAGCCTGTTATGGCCATAGTTATTACATGGTTATAAGTGCGTTGCGCCTGGCCACTGAGTCGATTTACGCGCGCATTAGGCCCGGCGGTATGCTTCTTGTACAGTTGGTGGAGGATATTTCGCCAGCGTCGTATAAGCCCCGCAGTTTCCTGGCAAAATGGATTGACTCAACCGACGTGGACCGTATAATTCCACGCGTTTCACTCCGCGAAGCACTCGCTTCTCAGGGCGCCCTTAGCTCAGCTGGATAGAGCAACGGCCTTCTAAGCCGTAGGTCACAGGTTCGAATCCTGTAGGGCGTGCCATTAAGAAACAAGCACTTACGCCAGTTTTAAACCAGCCTGATTTCCTCCTTGTGTCGTATTTGTGTCGCTAGCGCCAAAAATGGCGTCAATTTTCCGTGCGTGTTCGGTCAGGTGGTTCGGCGCCAGGTGAGCATAACGACGTACCATCTCGATGCTCTCCCATCCTCCCATTTCCTGTAAAACAGAAAGCGGGACGCCGGACTGGATCAGCCAACTCGCCCAGGTGTGCCGGAGGTCGTGAAAACGGAAATCCTCGATCCCCGCTTTTTTCAACCCGGCGCGCCAGGCGTTATTGTCATCCACCCGCATTTTTCTAACCGCGGGCGTCAGCGTTCCATCAGGGCGATGCTTTGCCGTCGTGTGAACAAACACCCATCGGGAGTGCTTCCCTATCTGATCCCTTAATACCCTGCATGCGGTATCATTCAGAGCTACGCCAATCGCCTTGCCCGCTTTTGCGTTCTCCGGATTTACCCATGCAACCTTTCTCTGCATATCGACCTGCTGCCACTCAAGCCCGATGATGTTTGAGCGGCGCAGGCCGGTTGCCAGTGCAAATATCACCACTGGCTTAATACTCTCCGGCATGCACTCGATCAACCGCTCAGCTTCTTCTCTGGTCAGCCACCGTATCCGCTTACTGATCGGCTTGCGGGTTTTGATAACAGGAGCTGTTTTTATCCAGCCCCAGTCATTCGCCGCGGCCCTGAGAAGGGATCGAATAAAGGAAAGGTGTTGCGCCTTTGTCGCCTGCGAAACCTGCCGTGGTTTGTACTCCGGAACAGGCTTACCCTTCCTCAGCGCGGCATCACGCTTACTCTCCCACACCTGCAGGTGTTTACGGTTGATCATCCCGTTAACGGCTTCATGAACTTCCTCCGCCGTTATCTTCGAGACATCACGTCCGGAAAAATGCTGCAGCCAAAACTCAATTTTGGTTTTGTCATCATCCAGCGATCGCTTATGGTCCTTTTCGCGCAGCCACCGGATACAGCATTCTTCGAAGGTTCTGACTGGCAGATCGCCGATCTGGTCAACCCGCCACGCTTCCGCCTTCAGCTTGTCGTGGAGCTCCTGAGCCTGCTTTTTGTCCCCCGTGCCAAGAGATCGCCTAACTCTTTTTCCTGACGGCGTAAAGAAATGACAGTGCCACACGCCGCCCCTGAGGGTGATTGACATAAAACTTCTCCTTTATGTTCACCCGCGTTCGCGATGACAGGATCGCGCGGGGTTTTCAAATATGCAATACACGCAGCCTCGGTCGTTCTGTACTTGTTGCCGACCTTGCGGCCGGCGAGCTCTCCAGAATCAATCAGGCGGTAGATCACCCGCGCAGACACGATGAGCAAATCGGCGGCCTGCTGTGCTGTTATCGGTTTGTCAGATGCCATATCACCTCCGATGCTTACCGCGTAATTCCTCTTCTTCCTGACAGTCAGCACAGCGCTGGCATCCCGCCACCAGTTCCCGGCGGCGCTCGGGTATCTCTTCCCCGCAGTCGCGGCAGTGAGTAGCTGAAACAGCCGCATGATTGATGCGCATGTTCTGGATGGTCATTTCCAGCCGGCGCTCTGCCAGCTCGTTGGCCTGATCTATGAGTTCTGCGCTCATGCTGCCTCCAGATTCCCGATCCGCTTTAACTCAGCCAGCGATACGGTCGTGATGATGTGTCGCGGGGTGATGTACGGACGCCAGATAAACAGAAGCGAGCCTTTGGGGTTGCTCTGGCGCTTTCCTGTAACGGATGCCGGAACAAACTGAACACGGCCGCCGGTTATGAGCCTGAGTTCATCAGCTGATTGCATGGCTGAAATAAACCAGCCAGTAGAGATGTCAGCAGGTAACAGCATCACTACGGCCTGAGACTGCGCCCGAGATTGTTCAGCAGCTTTTTCCACCCATGGACCGATATCGGAATAGGGCGGGTTACACCAGATCGCCCCGTATGACGACCATTCGCTGTTCAGCGAGTCATCCAGCTCAGTGATATAGTGAGCGCATAGCGCATTACTCTCAGAGGCTGCAGCATCCAGCCAGAAGCCAAACTCGCGGTCGAGCGCGTTGAAAATTTCAATCGGCGTTTGCCAGTAGTCACGTTCATTTTTTGGAGTTTTCGATCCGCCATAATCAGTCATTGCGCACCTCTTTTCGTATCTGCCTTTCTCATGCGGCATGGTCGTGGTTTTTTATGTTGGAAATCTCTTTATCCAGCTCATCCAGGAACTTTTTCACTTCGGACTCAATCTCATTTGCCAGTGCTTCGTCGAAGTGAATGCGCTTTTTGAAATAGGCGAGGTCTGGCGGTAGACGATCGTCGAAACTAACGAAATCACACCATTTACGCCCTGTGCACATCATCTGAGCGTGCATCTGCAGCAGGTACTGGCGTTTTGGCTCGCCAGTTTTTAAGGTCTCAAGATGAGTCCAGGTGTTGGGGCACTTAATTTCGATAAGCCCATCACCATTAACAAGCCCATCAGGACTTGCTGCGAATCCTGGTATAGTTGGGTGATCGATAAGCCCCACCTCAGTGATTTCGGCATCGAACTCATTCAGCGCATACATCTCGCGTGCTACCGGCTCGAGTTCTGTTCCGCGTATCATTGCGGCGTTGGAGAAACCTTCTTCAAGCTTCCCGGTGAGGCGCTGGCAAATCAGCTCGGCCATGTAGTTCTGTCGGCTTGCTGCATAGCCAGACTTGGTTCTGGCCATGACGTCAGCAAGGCGGCTGGCTGTGACTTTTCCGCAGCGAGCGGCAAACCATAGTGGGGTGCGTTGTTCCATCATTTATCCTCCGGCGCTGCGGCATCGACAGGTTCTGCGCTGTCGACTGCAAGGCTCATGTCATACATGCGACGCTTCTCAACCGCGCCGATAACCTGTTTCTCTTCTGCGCTTAACGCCACCCAGAATTCCTGATACTTAACAGTTCCAAGGCGTGCGGCAGACTCGCCTTTTGCGATCAGTTCCGGGCGGCGACTATCAGATTCATGCCCTACATGAACCTCTGCCGCACTCCCTTCAATCACGCGCTCGGCTTCGTCCTGATCGAAAATGCCAGCAAACCCAAATGCGAGACGCGCACACTGGATCAGCGTCTTGTGACGAAGCATACGGGTAGGATGGGACTGCCATGGCTGAGTGTTACGTTTACACTCTCCCATGTACTCAGTAACGATGGTCGGGTGTGTGCGGTCTTTCCGGTATATCTTGCAGGTACACGCGCCTTCTTCCTTGTCGTAGGCAAACTCCATTCCATCAAACTGAGGATGTTCGTTGATGATTCGGGCCCAGCCGTCAACGCCGACCACTGGAACAATTCCGCCTTTATCCGGGAATGCATAAATCTCTTTCGTCCACGGGTTTAGTCCGTACTGGTTGGCGACGATCAGCAGTGCCGTGAACTGCTCATCAGTGACATTCCCACCCTTAAATGCTGTATTTTTCAGAGTGTTCATCAGGTCAGTTCCGGCATCCATGCCGAGGCGGGAGGCAAGCTTCCCGGCCATTGTAGAAAGTGCTGTGCTCATAGAATTCCCCTCAAAGTTAAAACGGGCAGCCGGTGCGGTGATCCCAGTCGTATTCCGCCTGGGCGTAAGCTACTGCCGAAATGAGATCGTTATATGCCTCGCCAGCTGCATCGCTGCGGAGGCCTTCGTATGGGCTTTTGTCCATCGGTACAGAGAAGCGGAACAGGCCTGACGGCTCTTTCGGCAGGGCGTCGATAATTTCCTGCGCCCGATCGTCAATCCACTTTTCCTTCTCTTCGTCCAGCGTTTGCTCAGCCCACTTACGCTCTTCGATCACGTCGTATGCGCGGTATGCGTTCATAGCTCGCTCCTGAAATTTGGTTGTAAGAATCCCCGGCGCGATGAAAGCCGCCTGATAGCTCAGTTAAATTCGTGCGCTGATATGCTCGGTTAATGCGTCCCGGCTGGTACCAGGTTCGGCAGCAGGTCGCGTGCCTCAAATGCTTTGCGAATGTGGCGCAGGTTGCCTTGCGGCTCGAACCAGAAGGTTTCTTTCAGGTAGTCACGTGAAACCTTCCAGGTGGCGCCAGTTTTAGCGTTACGCATCATCACGGCGCGTCCGCTGTTAGGAATTGAGTTAGCCATTGAACACCCCCGTAGCGTGCAGAATTTTGATAATCAACGCTGTCCAGATAACGCCGCAGATCAGCAGGCAGTAAATCAGTGAACGAATGCCGTTTCTGCTCATACCGCACCCCAGCACTGAACGCTTACGAATGCGACCAAAGCCAACAACAGTGCCACCTTCACCTTGAATCTGTTCCACGCAGGAACCTCATGTTCTCGGATCATCTCTTCACCTTTGCCTTATCGCGGCTAACGGGACGTTTTGACTTCACCCCGGCGTTGCCGGTGTTGTTTGGATGAGCTAATTTAAAACCATAGTTGTTTTATAGTCAACAACAATAGTTGTTTAAATGGCTATAATGGTTTTATTTGGTTGTTTTTATTGGTTATTTATTTTTGTAAAGCGTGCTGGTAAGCTCAAAAAAACGCCAAAGAGGGCAGCGCCATGTCGAATGAGGATGAGTTTTTCGCAGAAATGCACCCGCAGATAGCGCAGGTCATCGGGATAGCGGTTATGCAACTGCTGGTTGAGAAGCGCGAGCCATCAAGAGAGGCGCTGATAGAGATGATTCAGGTGTTGTGGCAGGGAAACAGGGTAGAACTGGCTGTGGAGCTGGCACTGGACGTGCTGATACTGAGGGAAGAGTAGGGCAGTAAAAACCCGGCGCGGTGGCCGGGTACTGGTTTTATTTTTAAGTTAGTGAAGCTCTGAGGGGGCGTCATGACTCATATCAATTAGTACCTGCACTGGGGCTGGGTCTATATCTGCAAGTGATTTGACCACTATACCCATTTCTTTGCAGCGGTTGAATACACCTTTGTCATGTGTCCAAACCTCATCTACATTGAGCGCCTTAGCAATGGAAATAATTTGCCGGTCGAATTTTACTTTGCTTGCTGTGTCAGATTTCATCATAAGCTTTAACTCTTTTATCGATGGCATCTGAGCGCATTCAATTGCAGATATTTCATCAAAGCTAGCAATCTCAAAACAAGATTGTCTCTGAATTAAATTAAGGTGCGTTTGGTGATCTTTCTTATCAATACCAACCAGATACTCAGCTAAAACTGGGGTAGGTATGATGACGGCTCCGCCACTGCTCTCAACCATATCGATCAGTGCTTCTACCCTTCTCATGGGATCTGGTATTTCCATGCCATTTTCAGGGTTAGATAACTTGCATCCATCTTTCATTCCTGTGATGGCCTGCACTAAAATGTTAGTATCGAATATTATTCGCAATTTAGCGCCCTTAAAGCTTTTAAGATGGCTTGAGTGTCATCTTCTTCTGTCCATTGATTACCGGGAGCATTCTGCAATGCTTTAAAAGCAGTCTTCAAGTTAGAGCTTTCTAAGACTTCATAGGATTCAATTATTAATTTTTTTAGCTTCCACTTGCCATCTTTTTTAATCCATTCACTATCACCTGAAACCCGTATTTGCTTGAAAAGCAATGCACCAAGCTTTGCGGCCATAGCGGGAGTTGCCTCACAGTGATATGTCTCCCCGTTAGCCCCCTCAAGCTTCACTGGCGCGGAGTCATCCTTGCCACCAACGTTGTAAAGTTTTCCTTGCACCTTACCTTTCTTTCTTACGACGAAAGGGGCTTCTTCATTGATTGATGGAAAATCAAGAATAGTAACTTTATCCTGGTTGATTAATTTTGCGCCAAAACCATCTTGAGCCAGCAAAGAAACTAATTTTAAGTAAGAGCTTCCAGATGTTGCAGCTTGTGTCATTGAGCGCTGTATAACTGCATCGTATGACGCTTGGTTATCCACCCAGGTATTCAGGCACGCCGACCCTTCGCTCACATCCTTAAAGTGAACGGCATCCACCGAACCATAAAGGTCGGATAGAGCTGATAGATACTTACCAAGGCGAGACATTGTAAGCTCGTCTGGACTGGTACCATCAAGTTTCAAGGTCAGGCGCTTATCTTTGCCCATTAATTTATCGAAACCCCAACATCAATTAAAAATCGCCCATTACATATAATCATTGTTGTGCATCACTAGAGAGCCGTCAACGGGTTTGAACCCCTTGCTTCTGATCTCCCAAACACCGCATCAGTCCACAGGCATGACTAACCATGCTTCCTGTACGTCTGCGGCATTACCAAAAACACATCGAACTACCGGTCTGGCTCACTCAAAGTCATCCCGCTCATCCTTCCGCTTGAAGAAAACTTTATCCAGCCTGAGCACTATCCCAACCAGTCCGATAATCAGTAAAGTAATGAGTATTGGGATAATCAGATCAGACATGCTTCCTCTGCGTGCTAAGGCTTTACCCATGCTTCCTGTACGTCTGCGGCATGCTGCCGATCACCTTGCCGAACACGAACACCCTGTTCATCTCGTCTTTCTCGATCGGGTCCCAGGCTGCATAGCTCTTGTTATCTGAGATAACCAGCAGCTTGTCCTTCATCTTCTGCAGGCGCTTCACGTGAGCAGTGTCGTCGTACAGGAACGCGTATATCCCGTCGCCGTCGAAGCTCTTAACGCTGATGTCGACGAACAGCAGATCACCCGGCTCAATCGTGCCGGACATGCTGTCACCCCGGACGTTGATGATCCGGATGTTCTCAGCCTTACGCCCATCGAACATGTGGCGCGCTTCCGCTGGCGCATATTCAACGGAGTGGAGAATCTCCACGAACTCCTGATTCACAATGCCCGGGCCGGCACTGACGGCCAGATCCAAAATGTCGACCCTGAACACATCATGATTTATGTGTGAAGGCTTCTTGTCATCTTCACCATCAGCCCTCATGGCGCCAGTTCCCGAAGAAAGCCACTCAGGTCTCACCCTTAAAGCCTTGGCTATATCGAGCAATTTTGTGGTCTGAGCAGCCCTTCCAGTTTCAATCTTCTGGATCGCAGCCTGACTAACTCCAACAGCATCTCCCAGAGTCTTCTGGGTCATGCTGGCAGCCTTTCTGGCTTCTCTTAATCGTTCTGCAAGTGTCGTTTTCATCTTCTCAATTTACAACCATGGTTTTATAGCGGCAAACGAAAATGGTTGTTGACTAAATACAACCAAGGTTTTATTCTTTGTTTGTATTTACTACGGAGGTTGTCATGAACCCAACCATTAAAACCGCAATTAATATTGTCGGCTCTCAGAAAAAGCTTGGTGAAGCCTGCGATGTTTCTCAGCAGGCGGTTTACAAGTGGCTCCACAACAAGGCAAAGGTTTCGCCTGAACATGTAAACAGCATCGTAAATGCAACTAATGGGGAGGTTCAGGCGCATCAAATTAGACCAGACCTTCCAAAACTATTCCCTTCACCGAAGGGCGTTCCGGCCGCCTAACCAGCGGCCTTTCAAACACCACCAGAGGAAGTATCACAAATGGAGAGTTCAACGACACGCAACAAAGTGGAGGCTCGCAGGATAGAAAGCTGGTTACACAGCCAGATAGCTGAACTGGGGACCACAACTATCGCCAAAGTGGCCGGAGTGAATAAGTCGACGGTGAGTCGCTGGCGGGAAAGCCTGCTGCCGAACATGTCGCTACTGCTGGCCATCCTGATTTCTAACAGGCCGGGAGAGAAAGGTGATTTTGAAGCATGAGTGGGAACAGAAAGGCGAAAGCCGCAGTGCAGCAACACTAACGGCTTTCTACGCGAATTAACTGGATCAATTCACAGGAGTAATTATGAGTTCACTTTACCAGCATTACAACCAAAAAAATAAAAACGGAACCGGCATTAAGGTGAACCGGACGTTTATCGTTCCCCTCAAAGAGCTGTACGTCGAGCCCGGCCTGAACATCCGCGAAATCGACCAGGATCACGTCGCTGAGTTCCGCGATGCGTTTATCGCTGGCGAGTCTGTGCCTCCGCTGGACGTCCAGGTTACCGAGAAGGGCGTGAAAGTTATCGACGGCCACCACCGCTATTACGGAGCCATTGAAGCGACGAAAGCAGGTGCTGACATCATCCGCCTTGAGTGTAAAGACTTCGTCGGGAACGAAGCTGACCGTATCGCCTTCATGGTTACCCGGAACCAGGGAAAGCCTCTCACCGCTCTGGAACGAGCAGCTGCATATCAGCGTTTGAGAAACCAGGGGTGGGAGCCGGACGAGATCGCGAAGAAGGTTAAGCGTTCTCTGTCCGACGTCGACTATCACCTGCATTTGCTGACCTGCGGAGAAGAGCTGATCAGCATGGTGCGTGCCGGCGAGGTATCCCCGACAACTGCGGTTGCTTTATCCCGTGAGCACGGCTCCCAGGCGGCCTCTGTAGCTGTTCGCCAGATGGATAAGGCCAGAGCGTCAGGTAAATCGAAATTAACCCGCAGCGCGGCGCTGCCGCAGTTTAGCGCAGCAAAGGCGCGCCAGTTTCTCCAGATAGTCGCTGATCAGGCTGACTTTGAGCTGCCAGCTGATGCGCGCGCGATCCTGGACAGCTATCGCGAATTCCTGAAAGAGGCCGGCTGGGAGAGTGAAGCATGAACACCGCAGAAATACTCAAGTTTCCCGGCGCCGCGCCGGGGCAATTCAGGAGCAACCGGATGGAAAACCAGAAATCTGGCTACATCCCGTTGTACCGGAGCGTTCTCAAGCAGTCCTGGGCAAAAGATGTTTACCTCAGAACCCTGTGGGAAAACCTGCTGCTTAATGCTGCTCGTCAGCCATTCAGAGCGACTTTCAAAGGTCATGAGTGGTCACTGCTGCCCGGTCAACTGGTGGTCACAGCGGCCGATTTAGGGCTGCAGCTTTGCGACCGGAAAGGGAATCCTACTAGTCGCGATTCAGTGGAGAGAATGCTGGCCGTTTTTGTGCGCGAAGGGATGATTTCTATCGAAGGTGAGAAGCAAAAAGGGAGAGTGATCACCATCACAAATTTTGCAGAATATGCTCAAAAAACAGACAATTTACCCGCACATGAAGCCGCACATGAAGCCGCACATACCTGCGCACATGACGAGTCCAGCAATGGCGCGGGTTTGAAGGTGGTAGCCGCACATGATGGCGCACATGAAGCCGCACAAACAACCGCACAACATGAACAAGAAGGTAATAACAAGAATAAAAACATTAAAAGATCTTCGTCCGAGAATTCTGGCGAATCCTCTGACGCCCGCCTGAAGAAATTTTTGTCTGCTCATCCTGATGCTGCGGTTTACACACCCAGCGGAAGCAAGTGGGGAACCGCGGAAGACCTTCGGGTCGCCGAGTGGATTTTCTCCAGGGTCAGGATGATCAACCCAACCTGCAAAGCCCCTGACATGACCGCCTGGTCAAACACGGTTCGACTGATGCGTCAGATCGACAACCGCAGCCACCAGGATATCTGCGCCATGTACGACTGGGCCAGCAAAGACTCGTTCTGGCATCGCAACATCCTGAGCCCTGATGCGCTGCGCAAGCAGTGGGACAAGCTGACCATGCAGCGCAGCGCGCCAGGGGTTCAGGTTGCCGGGAAGCCAAAAGTCGACCTGAACAACACTGACTGGATTTATGGGGTGCTCGAATGAAATCAATCGCTGAAAGCATGCACAATTTCGACCGGGAAAACTTCCAGCGCGTGGCTGCCGGGCTTCCTGAAATGCAGGACGAGCAGGCAGTAAAGCGCCAGGCGGCAAAGACTGCGGAGATTTTCAACGAACTGTTCCGCCAGTTGCTCGCTGTGTTCCCGGCGCTGGCCAGCAAAACACCCGAGGAGATGAACGAGATGCGCCGGCAGTGGCTCCTGGCGTTCAAGGAAAACGGGATTGTCTCCATGGAGCAAATCAACGCCGGAATGCGCGTTGCCCGCAAACAGGATCGCCCATTCATGCCATCGCCGGGTCAGTTTGTCGCCTGGTGCAAATCGGAATCAGCCGTATCTTCCGGACTGCCGGATGCAGTGGAGCTGGTCGATATGGTTTACCAGTACTGCCGGACCCGCGGGCAATACCCGGATGCTGAGTCCTATCCGTGGCCAGAGTACAACGTCACGCCGGTAACGCTGAAGCACAAGGCCTGCTACTGGATGGTTACTGGACTGTATGCAGACATGCGCGCAAACGGCCTCAGCGACGCTGAGCTGCGCCGTAAGGCTCAGGATGAGCTGATGCGTATGGTGCGTCGTTTAAACGCAGGAGAAGCGATTCCAGAGCCGGTTAAGCAGATTCCAAAACTTGGTGGACGGCCATTAAGTCAGGAGCAGGGGTTAAACAAAATCGCAGAAATTCGGGCGAAATTTGGACTGGGGAGAGGGCGGTCATGAAAAAGAACTCTGGCAAACAAGCCGTTATTAACTTCATCGGCCAGCATCCTGGCTGCAGCTTTCAGGATATCCGCCGCGGTACCGGTCTTGACTCTTCAGTGGTCAATTCCTCCCTGTGGCAGATGCACCGTGACGGCCAGGTTAAGCGTGAAGGTGAGTGCAGGAGCTACCGCTACACCCTGATCGACACAACAGCCGTAACCGAAAGCGATCCGTCTGTTCAGTATCGCCAGCGTCCTGGCGGCGTAAACCCAATGACCAATCTTTTTAACCAGTGCCTGGCGGGAGTAAGAAAATGAACATCGAAATAGTAAACGAGCTCATTCAGTCGCTGGAGTCGGCAGGCGAGCTGTCGATCAGAGAGCAGAAGTTCCTGAAGCTGGCGAAAGCGTTTAAGCAGCTGGCTGCGGAGAATGTGGAGGCAAAAAAAATAATCAGCGAATGCCGGGAGTATTTCATCGCTGGGGTGATGAACCGTATCAGACCAACGAATGAAGGCTACCTGCATATGATTTGCGACACGCTTGCAGACGAAACCCCCGCCACCGACCGCATCGTAGCCGGGATTAAGGCTGATGGGGTTGAGGAGTTCATTGGTCTCCTGCAGCAGCATGTCGATGAGGGTGATTTTGTAGGCGATGAAGTTGCCGTAATTGTTGGCGCTATCGACTGCGGTAAGGAGTTTTTCGAGCAACTGCGCGAGGGGGCCGACAAATGAGCATCGCCACTTATCTCAATACCGGTTTAGCCATTCTGGGATGGGCATACATCATGGTTAAAACAGGCCAGTGGATTACCAAAAATGCTCTGAGGCAGTGGGACAAGCGTCGTAAGGAATCTCGCCGCCAGAAAGCTGTGAATGAGTTTTATGACGCCTTTGAGCTTAACAGCCTGGAACCTGGCTCTACCGTTCGCCTGGCCACTAAAGGCGACCTGACAATCATGATGTTCCGCAGAGAGGGAAAGGACAATGACTGATATCACCGAACTGGCGCAGAGCGACATCAACACCGCGATGCTCTCCTCAATCGAAGGGTTTGCATTCCTTGTCGTTGATTCTCTCGAATTTGAAATTGGCCGCGAACTGACCGACGAAGAGTCTCAGCGCGTCTATAAGCAGGTAGAAGCGGCTATTAACAACGCGACAAGCGAAGGCGGTGTGGAATGACTGACGCAGAATTAGCACATACAAAAGAGCTAGCATTTTGGATGACAGAGCGTGTCTTCATGAATCCTATTAGCGCCAAGTTGCTCAATGAAGACTGGCGAAAAGCATTTCCTGATGAGGTGGCTGTAGCTGAGCGCATGAAAGCGCTGGTAGAGGCGCTGGAGAAGGCGCAGCAGGTAGACGAAGAACTTTGCAGGCTACTGCCTCCCGGCGCTGAGTACATGGATCCACCAGACGGCGGTGATGTTGAGCCGATCGAGCAAGTACGTCGAATGGTGGCTGATTACCGCCAGCGCATCGCCGAGCTGGAGTCCCGCACCGTGAAGCTGCCGAAACCTAAGAATTCTGACCAGGGATGGAAAATTGATCCGGAGTTCATCAACAAAGTTCAGGACGCAATAGGGTACGACGACACATGCGAATGCTGGGAGGGCACTCCTTCAATGGAGTTAGTAGAGGCCGTTCTTCTGGCAGCCGCTGGCATCAAGGTGGAGGCTGAGTGATGGCACTGACACACGATGAGCTTTGCCAGATAGCCTATCAATTCCTCAAGCGGAATGGCTTCAAAGTCTGCTTTCACGATCGCTTTGTCGCTGTCACCAGTACCGGTGAGCAGCCAGACGCGATGGGGTTCAGGAATTTCGCATCCTGCCTGATAGAGGCGAAGTGTTCCCGTGCCGACCTGCTGGCAGACCGGAAAAAACGCTTCCGACTGCGCCCCGAGCTTGGCATGGGTGACTGGCGATTCTTTATCAGCGAGCCGGGGATTATCTCTGTTGAAGACCTTCCGCCAGGCTGGGGGTTACTGCATGTAGTCAATGGAAAGGTTCGAAAGGTTCACGGATGGCCACAGGGAAACTGTTGCTGGGGAAACGCAGAGGATAAGCCATTCACCGGCAATAAGCAGGTCGAATGCGATTACATGCTGTCAGCACTACGTCGGATGGAACTGAGAGGCCATCTAAATGAGATTTATGACGGCGTGATAGTTAACCGGGCAGCAGAAGGAGCCAACCAATGACCAGCAAATTAACCAGAGAGCGCATTGAGCTAATCGCTAACTTTCATCGTGCAATGGCACTGCCGCCGTCTCACGCTGAAAATGAAGAATTGGCCCGCATGGCGCTGGCCGCAATGGACAGCGAGCCGGTGGCGCTTCAACCTGAGCTGGCAAAAGTTATCTATCACTTCCGTGACTGGAATGAAGGATTTCCGGTTGAGCGGTTCAAGGCCGACTACGTCATTAGTTGGATGCTGGCAAATTATCCGCCAGCGCAGCCAGCGCCGGTAGTCAGCGCAGAACTGCTTCATACGGCGGCATCAGCAATTGAAGACCTGCTGACTACTAAAGACAGGACGGGTGCATGTGTGTGGTTCGACTTGCCATTCCGGCTCCGCTCGGCGGCTAACGCGCAGCCAGCGCCGGTAGTGCCGGATGCCGCGACAGCGATACGTGCATGCCTATCTGAGTTCCCGGAAAGCGCACGCGATATCGTTGAGGAATGCGCAGATATTGCAGAAAACGCCTGCCGCGCCGCCATGCTCCAGGCTTCTCCTGTTTGCACCTGCCCCAGCGGCGATGGTTCTCTGCGCTGGCCTTGTCCGGTGCATCCTGGCAACTCTCCGGCGCAATCCGATTGCTGTCCGGCGCAAAACAGCGTCAATCCAGCGCAAGGCGGCAACTATCTGGTCATTCCTGATGAGATGACATCAGAGCAGGCATATGAAATAGGATATTACTATGGAGACCCGGTAGACGTGTTTGCGCGTGGAGCTAACTGGATGCGCCAGCATATCATCGACTCCACATTGGCAGCCGCCCCGCAGTCACCCGGCAGTGAACCCGCTACCGTGCCGGGTAAATGGATTCCGGTAAGTGAGCGGATGCCAGAACGCGGGGATTACCTTGTTACTGATGGGTGCGACTTCGATGTACAGCTGTTTAATGGTGAGCAGTTTATTCCTGGCTTTGTGTGGGAGGACAAAATAACACACTGGATGCCGCTGCCGGCCGCCCCTCAGGAGGTGAAAGGTGAGTGACGTTAAAACCAAAATCATGCAGGTGATGACTGAAGCTGCAGCGCAGCAGGATGCGACACTGGGGAGCGGATACCCTTTCCGCATGGCCACCTGGAATATCCGATGCGCGATGGAGCGCAAATTCCCCGTGGTGGAATGGAAAAGCGCAGACCTGCGCAAAGCGCTCATCGAGCTGGCGAAGGATGGTCTGGTGTCCAAATGTCCCCATGAGAGCCGCATTGGTCAGGCCGTCTGGCGTCTGGAGGTGAAAGGTGAGTAACCAAATCCCTGAAGCTGTAGCCGTAGCGATGATTAATGCGGCCAGAGATATTACGGTAGCAAAAATTAATGCCAAAGGCGCGAAGTTCGACGGTTATACAACCTCGGTAAACTGGTTTGATCGTTCAATGAAAGAGGTCCGCGAAGCCGTTAAAGCAGTGCTTCCTGACGTTGAGCGGGAGGTAAGTTGATGCCTAAATCCCCCGCAGAACGCAAAGCCAGAATAGAAGGAAAATTGTAGAAAATAAAACGCCGGGTTACCCCGGCGCTCCAGTTTGCTGTACGATCTGGGTTTCCCCTCAGTCACCGCTTATCCGTTATCCGGAGATAATGGTTTCGATATATGCCCGGGGTGACTATCTTCGTTGATCAGCCAAAAGGCTAATTAACAGATATCGCGGGTAAGTTCAAAAACTGGGTCAAGGCTTACCTCCTTAGCGACACAGCTCGCATACTCTAATACACTGGACTTATGATTCTATATTTTGCTGGCGAAGTGTCAATCAGGAGTAAATAAAAATGTCACAGTGGAACATCGCAGCCAAATCGAAAGACGAGCAGGACAAGGTCAACGTCGACCTGGCAGCGTCCGGCGTCGCGTACAAAGAGCGCCTGAACATGCCGGTTGTCGCCGAAGTGGTAGCCAGAGAGCAGCCTGAGCACCTCCGAGAATACTTCATGGAGCGCGTCCGCTACTACCGTGAGCAGAGCATCCAGCTACCCCGAGCATCCGATCCGCGCTATCTGGAAATGGCCAGTCAGAACGAGAAAAAATAGCCTATGCTCGTTTTGCAATTCGGGATTTAGCCCGTCATAATTATCTCGTCAGTCTGGACAACTGACAACTTTACCCCGGCGCCAAGTGGGGACACATGGCGCACAAAACCTTACAGCAATCACTGTCACCGATGGCGAAAGCCACCGGCGATTTTCTGCATTCAGCGTTTGGCCTCTGCGGAGGTGAAGCGTGAAGCAACAATTCTGCCTTATCAACGACAACGTTAAGCGTAACGTCGTCAACTTCATCCAGTCTCTGCCCGTCGACCACCGATCGCCGCTGATTATCGAGGCGCGCGAAGAGAGCCGCACCGACAAACAGAATCGCCTTATGTGGCCACTTTTGAAAGACCTGAGTGATCAGGTGATTTGGCACGGCGAAAAGCTGGAGCCGGCGGAGTGGAAAGACCTCATTACCGTGCTGGTCAGCCAGATGCAAAACCCGGAGCGTGAGCAGAAATCCGCCCCGGGCATCAACGGCGGCCTCGTCTACTTCGGCGTTCGCACCTCTCAATCCAGCAAGCGCTACATGGTTGAGGTGATCGAGGCGATTTACTGGTTCGGCACCGAGCACAATGTGAAGTTTAGCGAGAAGTCCAGCAGTCGGATTGCATGGGCCCAGGAATGGAGGGCTTCGCATGCACAGTCTGCTCGCTAAGGTCATGGAGCGCGGCATCTTCCGCGTACCGGCACGCCGCAAACGCAAGGTCGAAGTTAAGCCTTCCGACATCCCGACCCTGAAAGACTACACCGCCCGCCTGGTCGATAAGAAGTGGCTTCGCCTGAGAGCAAGGAGGCCACATGCGTAAACCAGCACGCCGTAAATGCGCCCACTGCCGCGAATGGTTCCATCCTGCCCGGGAGGGGCAGGTGGTATGCAGTTTTGAATGCGCCAGCGCGATCGGCAAAAAACAGACAGCAAAAGCCCGGGAAGCAGCGAAGGCCAGAGCGGTGAAGCGCCAGCGCGAATCCGAGAAGGAGGGGCGCCAGCGCCGTAAAGCAAGATTGGCTGCGCTCAGACCTAACGGTTACTACAAAGCCCAGGCTCAGAAGGCATTCAACGCCTACATCCGCGCTCGTGATGCTGCTTTGCCATGCATCAGTTGCGGCGAGACCAACCCGCCTGATCTGCATGGCGGCCAGTGGGACTGCGGCCACTTCAAAACGGTCGGCGCTTACCCTGAGTTGCGTTTTGAAGAGCGCAACGCTCATAAGCAGTGCAAATCGTGCAATGCCGGGGCTGGTAAGTACACCGCCAAAGAGTCGACGGTTGCTCAGCAATACGAAGCTGGCCTGGTAGCTCGTTACGGACAGGAGTATGTCGACTGGCTTAACGGACCCCACGAAATGACCAACTACCGCCGGGAAGACTTTATTCGTATCCGCGATGAGTACCGCGCCAAGCTCAAAGCACTGAAACAGCGGGAGGCCGCATGAACCACGACGTTATCGAACGCATCCGCGACCGCTGGCAAAAGCTCCGCCTCCTGCGTAGCCGCGGCACCGTACTGGTTGACTACAAAATATTACGCAATTTCGTCCGTATCTATAAGCGCCTGGGAGAAGCAGCATGACAGCTCAATACTTGGAATTTGTTCGCCAGCAGCTGATAGTGGCCACCGCCGATCTGAGCGGTGCGACGAAAGGGCAACTGGTGGCCTTTGCAGAGAACGCGCAATTCACCGCTACGGCGCGCAGCCGGGGTAGGAAGAAAGTTTATAGCGAGGTCAAACAACGCATGGTTAACCCGGATGGGCCGCCGATGAGCGGCAGCCAGTCCCGCGCTAAGGGTTCATCAATCGCTCTCGTTCTGCCCGTTGAATATTCGACGGCAAGTTGGCGACGGGCTCTGCTGTCGCTGGAAGACCACCAGAAAGCGTGGCTGCTGTGGAACTACAGCGATAATATCCGCTGGGAACACCAGGAGACGATCACCCGGTGGGCATGGGGGCAATTCAACGAAAAGCTGGCCGGCGTGCGCATTGCAAAGAAAACAGTCGATCGCCTGCGCCAACTTATCTGGCTGGCCGCGCAGGATGTCAAAGCCGAGCTGGCAGGGCGGGAGGCGTATGAATATCAGGCGCTGGCGGAGCTGGTTGGTGTAGCAAAGTCCACATGGACAGAAACCTACCTCCCTCATTGGCTGGCGCTGCGCAGCAGTTTTGTGAAGCTTGATAGCGACGCTCTCATATCGGTAACGCGATCACGTTCACAACAAAAGGCGACAAATTTAGATGTAAGTCTTGCAAAACCGAACTGAAAGGCATATATTTTATGTAAATCTGATATCGTCGCCATAGCTTCGATTGTCGACACACAAAGAATTCAAGCCCGAGGTTAACGCCTTGGGCTTTTTGCTTTCCGGCGACACGACAGGGGTATTCGCGATATGCATTGCATCAGTACCCCTGTCACATCGTCGTATTACAGAAAATGAAAACCAACAAGCCTCAGTAACCGCTGAGGATTTTATTACAAGTCTTACGGCATCATCGCCTACTAAGTAGATACCCAAGCGGATACCCACTACGCCTGATGACGTTTAAAGCAGAAGCTATATGGTCGCGTAGCTTCCCATGTATAGGTTTGGTGGGTGGTAAGCGCCTACACAGAAAATCCTTTTGAGATATCAATCATTTCAATATTGAGCAGAGAGTCTACCTCTGCTTTTTTCGCTGGGTCGTCTTTAATATCGTCAAGCCAGTTACGCACTGCTTTTATTATGTCCTTGCCGAACTCATCAACCTGAAGTTGCAGCGTATTATGGTTTTTGTTGTTATGGATACATAACCCGTCAGTTAGGGGCTGGATGAACCGAAACTTATCAATATGTTGCCTTGCTTTTTGCGTAGTTACGTCGTCACTACCCTCATGTAAATATGCACAACGGAGCGCGTAAAAATCAGCGCCACCCAAGAGAATATGTTCTTCTCGAGCAATGCCAAGGCGAACAGTGTATAGCGGGGTTAAATATTTATCACACCATTCTATGGTTCTGGTTTTAGAACTATTACTTGAAGGGGTATCTATCTTTCCGCAGATGTCTGGAAGGGTTAGTGAAATAAATAGTACCGAGTACCAATTTTTACCCTCGATAGACGTTTGAATTGCCTTGATGAAATTTTCCACTGCATGAGCTCCTTGTTGATTGCGTTACCTGAATCTCGACAATTCAAAGTCGCATAAGGCTAGGATTTCGGCAAATGGGAAATGTCACTTTTGTGGTGAATGCACAGGCTGATGCACGAGATAGCCTCTGGAAAGGACCTCAACCGGGTAATGCCGCTGGATGGATCAAGTAACTGAGGGTAGTTATTTGAACACGAACAAGCTGGAGATCAGCTCCGGCCACCACTTCCAATCCCTCTACCTTGGGAACATTACGGCTACCACGCCGTTGCTTTTACCCTTGGTATTTCTTCCCGCCTTGAGCGGGTTTTTTTATTTCCAGGGTCGCGGGAATCACCCTCGACGCTTTGTTGGTAAATCAGCCCGACGGCCCTGAACCTTTTACTGACTACAGATAGCACCCCGAACATTATCGGAGGTGGAGACTATGAAAATGCCTGACAAAATCTTTTCGGCGGCCTCGTACTGCACGTCAGGCGGCCTTATATGCACAGGGCTCGCAAGGACCTATGACTGGTTTCATGGCCTTGACTGGAATTTTATTGCTCTGGCCAGCGGCGTGATAATCGGTGTGGCGACTTACCTGACCAATCTCTACTTTAAGCGCCGCTGGACGAAGATGTATCAGCAATCCCTCGATCGTGGATATGGTGGTCCGCCACCGCAGGATGAATAGCGATGGCTAACCTGAAAACAAAACTCAGCGCGGCCATGCTGGCGCTTATCGCCGCTGGCGCATCAGCTCCCGTTCTCATGGATCAGTTTCTGAATGAGAAAGAGGGCAATAGCCTCACGTCATACCGCGATGGCGCCGGCATATGGACGATATGTCGTGGAGCTACCCGGGTAGATGGAAGACCTGTAACCCAGGGAATGAAGTTAACCCAGGCCAAATGCGATCAGGTGAATGCCGTCGAGCGCAATAAGGCGCTGGCATGGGTAGATCAGAATGTGCGTGTTCGTCTGACGCCTCCTCAAAAGGTCGGAATTGCCAGTTTCTGCCCCTATAACATCGGGCCAGGTAAATGCTTTCCTTCCACTTTCTACCGCAAGCTGAATGCCGGTGACCGTAAAGGCGCCTGCGCTGAAATTCGCAGGTGGATTTTTGATGGCGGAAAAGATTGCCGGGTGCGTTCCAACAATTGTTACGGCCAGGTCTCTCGCCGTGATCAGGAAAGCGCACTGGCATGTTGGGGGATAGATGAATGAGCCGATTAGCAGCCATTATCAGCGCCATAGCGATCTGCCTGATAGTTAGTCTCGGATGGCTGGCAAGCCACTACCACGACAACGCCACCGAGTTCAAAAGGCAGCGTGACGAGAAGGTTAAAGCGCTAAACCTTGCGAACGAGACAATCACCGACATGACAACTCGGCAGCGAGATGTTGCTGCACTGGATGCCAAATACACGAAGGAATTAGCCGATGCAAACGCTGAAAATGATGCTCTGCAGCGCAAGCTTGATAATGGT